ATTGAGCGCATGTGCGAAAGCCATGAGGGAATTATAGCGTTAGAGGCTATACAAGAGGCGTTAAAAGGTGGATCATTTGCTGGAAACACCCAGCCCACAGCAGGGCTAAACGAAGCCAAGCTACGGGAGATGATGAGTGACCCAAGATACCACAACCCAAGAGACCGTGATCCAAACTTTGTTCGCGAGGTCGAAGAAGGCTTCAAGCAGGTCTACCGAGGTTAAGATACTAAAGCGGGGTGATTACTATCTCACCCCGTTTACTCTCTACCACATAGATGAAGTAGCAGAGAACCTAAGTCCTGAGAGTAAACGAGAGATTATCCTCATGGGACACACGGATATTAAGCAAGCTCTTTACGAGATGCACGAATGTTCAAACTCATACCTAGCCAGACGAAATGACGATACGTTCCTTATGGTTGGCGGATTGTGGTATGAGCAAGGCTACACTGGAAAGGGTAGGTACTGGGAGGAATCCCCTGCCCAGATGTTTGCTATGTTCTCTGAGGGCGTTAAGCAAAACTTTCACGCTATAGCCCGTGGTTCAAAGATGTTAGTTAATTTCTTCGATCAGTCTGAGCCGTCAATGACTATGACAATCCTGTCTGATTATGAGCCAATGCTTAACTGGGCTTCATGGTTAGGCTTCGAGCCTCTTGGCGTTTCGATGATGAATGAAAACAAATATGTTGAGTTTGTGCGTTGCAATCCTAACCAAAAGAATGTTTACGATAAGGCACTACGGCCCGTAAAGCACTGAAAGGCCCGAAAGGATACCCTTGCTGACGTATGAAGCGGACACCCGTTGACATTGTAACTTCATAATAGGACTGAAAAAATGGCTAATACTATTGACCAAGCCTTTATCAAGCAGTTCGAAACAGAAGTACATTTGGCGTATCAACGTATGGGGTCTAAGCTCCGTAACACAGTACGGTCTACAAATGTTTCTGCTTCGGTTGCTCGTTTCCAAGTAATTGGAAAAGGCATTGCAACTACTAAATCCCGCAACGGTAACGTAACACCGATGGAACTTGCTCACACTAACGTGGAAGCAACCATGACGGATCACTATGCGGCAGAGTACATCGACAAACTTGACGAGTTGAAGACTAACATCAACGAGCGTCAAGCTGTTGCACAATCTTCTGCTGGCGCTTTGGGCCGCAAGACTGATGAAATCCTCATCACTGCTATGGACGCTGGTGCTAACAGCACTCAAATCCATGACACGGGTTCTGCACTTGAAAAAGCTGACTTGCTTTCATTGTTCCAAACATTTGGTACAGCCGACATTCCAGAAGACGGACAGCGCTATCTTGCTATGTCGCCTGCTGGGTTTGCTGACTTGTTTGCAATCACTGAGTTTGCTTCTTCGGACTTCGTTGGTCCACAGAATCTTCCGTTTGCTGGCGGTATGACAATGAAAGAATTCTTGGGCTTCAAGATTTTCTCAACGTCTGCTGTAGCTGGTGGCAAGAACTTCGCATACCACACTTCTTCAATTGGCCTCGGCATCAACGCTGATGTGTCAACCGAAGTGAACTATGTGGCCGAAAAAGTCTCACACCTCGCAACATCTATGATGTCCATGGGCGCTGTCGTTATTGACGATGATGGCATCTATGAAGTCTTAGACAACAACTAAGGAGACTGAATAATGGCTTATACAGCATCTAGCCTCATCCGTATTGGCGGTGGCTCTGGTCAAGCGCTTTGGTATTACACCAGCGCAGACACCATTGCAGACGCAAATACTGCTGGGTATTTCAACGATGCCGCAGGCATGTTGAATCTCAATGATCTAATCATGACAGTCACATCTACTGGCGGAACGCCTGTGATTACTCATGCTTATGTCAATGCAAATAGTGGTACAGTTGTTGATATTACTAACGGCGTTGTCGTTACTAATACTGACAGCGACTAAATAGGACGGGGGGTTTCGGCCCCCCGACTTTCATATGCCAGATGTAGCAAACACACCCGTCAAGATTTGTTCTCGCGCTTCATTGCTTATCGGCGGTGAGGCGATTCAATCATTTGACGATGGCACTGCGGAAGCAACAATTTGTGACGCAATGTATGAAGACATGGCAAGATCAGCTTTGACCAATTCCCGTTGGCGCTTTGCTACCGATCAGGCTGTGTTAAACCAATTGTCCGAAGCCCCTACTGGGCGTTGGAAGGTTGCTCACCAAGTTCCCTCTGAATCAATTATGCTTATCGCTGTTACGGTAAATGACTTTAACATTAAGTATGACACCTATGGTTCCAAAGTATTTAGTGACTCAGACACAACTGACGTTCTGATTGCTGACTATGTGTTCCGCGCTAGCGAAGCCGACTGGCCTCCATACTTTATCACTGCTGTTCAGTACATAATGGCTGCTGTGCTTGCTGTATCTGCTGCGCGTGATTCACAACTTGCCTCGCTCATGGAGCAGAAGGCTAACTATCAAATGACTCAGGCTCGTCGTCTGCACTCCCAAACACAGACAACACGCAAACTCGACACATCGAGGTTCATTGCTGAAAGGCGAAGCTAATGCAGAAAGTTAGAGTACCAGTAAGTAGCTTTCAGTTTGGAGAGATTAGCGATTCTCTTGTTACCAGAACTGACACTCCAATATACAGCGCATCGGCTAGCCGCGTTGAAAACTTTGTAGTGATGTCCGAGGGAGCTTTAAAGAAGCGTCACGGTCTAAAGCATATTTATGACTACAGCCTAACTTATGACTCAGCAAACCCCGACAAGTCTTTCCTTGCATCTTTCTTGTTTGACGATAACGAGCAGTATGTTGTTTCAATTGAACACGCTAAGCTTCGTTTCTTTAGACTTTTAGATGATGGAAGCGTAAGCCTTGTCGATACTGTAACGGCAGATGTCAACTCAGCGGCACTTCCGTTTAACCAAGCATACATTAAACAGTACACATACGCTCAGTACGGCGATGTAATGTTTATATGCCACCCGCTGTTTGCGCCCCGTGTAATTACAAGAACTAGCCTTACTAACTTCGATGTAAGCACATTTACTTTTGATTCTCGCGCAGACAACAAGGTAACTTACCAGCCTTATTACAACTTCCAATCGCAAGGCGTGAGCCTTGATCCATCAAAAACTACTGGCACTGGTGCAACTTTAGTTACAAGCTCAAGCTACTGGGTAGCAGGGCATGTTGGAACGACTGTAAGGTACGGTGAAGCTGAGATTACAATTACAGCCGTTGCCTCTGGAACTTCAGCTACAGGCGATATTGTAGATGAACTGAAACAAAGACTTTCTGTTATAAATCCTTTTAGAACTATTGATACAACAACTACGGTTGAGGTGACGCACTTAGGTCACGGCTTTGCTGGTGGCGAAGCGATAACTGTTGAGGAGGCGTCTGCTGTAGGCGGCATTAATGCAGGCAACTTAAACGGTTCAAGGACTGTTGGGGATATTATTGATAAGAACACATACACATTTGCTGCTGGTGGCGCATCAAATGTTTCAGAAGATGGCGGTGGTAATGTTAAGATCATAAGCCATGCGGCTACTCTTGATTGGAGTGAGCAGGCCTTCTCTGCCGTTAGAGGCTATCCAGCTTCTGTTTGCTTTCATGAGAATCGGCTTGCATTTGCAGGCACGTTGGCTCAACCAGACGCGTTATGGATGAGCAAAATTGGTGACTACTTTAACTTTGATGTTGGCGAAGCGGAGGATACGGATTCCATTCAGATGACTGCGGCAACAGGTCAAGTCAATGAGATTAGATATATGATCTCGAACCGTGACCTTCAGGTTTTTACGGCGTCTGGAGAATTGTACGTTCCCACTTACCTAAACCAAGCAATCACCCCGACTAACGCTCAGATCAGGAAGCAGACTCCATACGGCTCTCAGTTTGTGCAGCCAGCGTCCATAGACGGCGCTACAGTCTTTGTCCAGCATGACGGGCATACAGTGAGGGAATATCTCTACACGGACGGAGAGGACGCCTACACGGCCTCTGCGGTATCTACACTATCCTCGCACTTAATAAACGATCCTCAGTCTATGGCGGTTGTGCATTCTGGGTTTGAACTCCCTGACTCCTATGCCTTCTTTGTGTCTGGTGACGGGGAGGGAACTTTGTTCTCTTCCAACCGTGCGGAGAAACGAGCGTCTTGGACTAGGGTAACAACCGCAGGAAACTTTGCTGGGACTGTTGCTATACACAATAGGCTGTTTGCAAACGTCTATGACTCAGACAACAAGTTGCAGCTGTGTGAGTTTACTGGTGATGTAGGCATGGATTTGTACCTGTATAAAGCAATCTCTACAAACGTAGTTGATGTCAGCGATCTGTATAATGTTAATGATGTCGTCGATCTCATAGCCACAGACGGGACAACTCAGTCTTATCTAGGAACTTTTACCGTAGACTCTAGCGAAGAGATTAGTCTTGCTGCTTACACAGGGCTTGGGTTTACTCACGCTTATGTTGGCAAAGCGTTTACAGCAAAAATTGTAACTAATGCTATGGACTTTAATGCAGGCAACGGTCCTGTGACTGGCAGCATTAGGGGCATTGGCAATGTAATCCTAGACTTAAAGAATGCGCGATCATTTAAGGTAAACAACAGAACATTTACTAATGATACGAACTTCACAGGTAAAAAAGAGATACGAATCTTGGGTCATAGTCGTGACCCAAAAGTTACTATTGAACAAAACGATCCGTTACCTTTACAGGTTAATGGCCTCATAGCGGAGTTAATAATATAATGAGCTGGTTAGCAATAGCGCAACTTGGTCTTACCGCTTTTAGTGCGATAAACCAAATGAATGTTGGCGATGAAGAAAAAACTACCGCTGATTTAAACGCATACAACTTAGAGACAGATAAGAGGCGTGGAGACATTGAGGCACGTCAACGCCACAACGATAGGCTGGACGCATATCGCTCAAACTTATCAACAAATGTTGCAGCATTTTATGCAATGGGTCGTGACGCAAGTTCAGATAAAAGTGTGCAGGCTTTTCTTGAGCGTAACAGGGAAACTGCGACTAGAGACACTGCACGTTCAGACTTTATGGGCGCGGCTGAAGGCATGAAGATCATGCAGGCAGCAAGATCAACACGACAAGAGGGCCGTGCTAGGCGAAGCGCTGCATATGTAAATGCCTTTACCAGTTTAGGTTCCGGCCTTACGTCTTACTACAAAACAAGAGTACCAACGACTGCACCTAAAATCACAAAAACTACTTAGGATAAAAAAATGGCTGTTATTAAAGAGCAAAAGCAATTTAAAATTGGAGCCATAGGTGTTGCCCGAGCCTCTGAAGGTTCAGCAATTCTTGGCAATGCTGTTACTAATAGCATGACCAAGCTAGCTGGAATTGCAGCAGATGAAGCTACACTGTATGCCGCCAAGATAGGCGCAGAGCAAGGGTCGAAGGTAATTACCATTGATCCAAAGACTGGCCTTCCTAACGCGCTTGATGTCCCAACTGGTTATGGTCGGGTTGCAGCTGAGGCTTACACCCGTACGGCAATGACTAGGTTTGATCGTGCGATTGATACTGAGATTAAAGTTAAGTCAGCAGAGCTTGCAGAGAAATATGAGAGAAGCGGGAACGCTGCTGTCCTCTACGAGCAGGGTATGAAGAACTACATTGCTTCAATGACTGACGCAGCCTCGGATGGTTACAAGCAAGTAATCGCAGACAAGGGTGCAGACTACACTGCGATTACTTCTTACAACTTAGCAGAAGCTCAAAGAAAGCGTGAGTTTGCAGCGGCAAAAACATCACATCTTGATACGATTTCTGAATCCTTTCAGGGTATTGAGCAGACGCAAATTGAACATGGAATCTTTATGGGCGGAAGTGCAGCTAAAGCCGCTTCCTACGCTGACGAAAAAACTCCTATAGATTACATTATAGAAAGTTCTAAGACTCTTATTACAGATGGCTTGGAAGCTGGCTACTATAACCAAGGCGAGGCAGATGCACTCTATGAGGGAATCTTTGACGCGCAGCTAAGAGGCAAGCTTACCTACCTTGTGAACCAAGAGAATGACCCCGTAAAGCTAGCGTTATTAAACTCTGCAATCGCTACCAACAACCCTAGTGCAATTCCAGAAGGCTATGAAGAGATTAAGCAAGCCATGTTTAGTCTTGGTAATGATCTTGAGGCTAAGGACAGGCTAACAAAACACGCCTCTTCTATGATTTTGGCAAGGTCCGTCACTGCAAATATTATTACGGATAGAGCAACTGCTGAAAACCAAAGACTAATAGATCAAGAAGCCAATAGAATTATAGTTGGTCTTGAAACTACATCAGAAGCCAGACAGATCACAATGGAGAATGTTGGTAGCCGCGTGTATCAAGGTCCACCCGGTCATACTGCATTTGATGACCCTCAACCTGACGCAACAAACCTTGTTGGGATTGTGACTTCTAACTTTCAGTCGGCTCAAAAACAGGCGCTTGCTCTTAGGAACCAAAAGAAACCAGAGGCAGCAAATGCACTTTTGGCAGCAGAGAGAGACAACGCTAAAGGGACCGCAAAGGGTTTGTCTACCGCATTGCTTGCAGGATTAACGGTCTTAGACCTAGGCGACATAAATCAAGCAGTAGAGACAGGCGACTACAGCGGCATAGACCCAGTAAAAGTTAAGATATTAAAAGGAATACAAGACCTATCCTTAATAGAGCCAAGTATTAAAAAAGACTTTGCGGATTTCTTAAAACTGTCAGTTGAGAATGCAGACCTTGTTGTTCAAGCCCAACAGATGAAAACAACGAACGGAGATCAAGCAAATGCGTTTAGCTTTGGTTCGAGCTACCATGCTGATACAGGGGCGGTAGGAGATCAGCTAGTCCAAGCATATTTAGAAATGCAGGAAAGCGCTGCTGGTCTAAGGGCAGATGGTCTTGGAGACTCTGCTGATACTAAAGAAGATAACTTTGGTAAAGAACTAGAGTCTGCAATAAACGGTGCAGTCTCAAGGCTTCTTACAAAAGGCAACGGAGGTAAGGGGCTTACTGTAAACCAAACAAAGCTAGTGTTGGACGCAGCGAAGACTAGAAATTCTAGCAACCTGCCCCCTAAGGCTAAAGCCATTTTTGACTTAACCCTTCTTGAGCTTCAAAGCAAAACTGGCATTGACGCAATGGACATGCTTGCAAAAGTAGCAGAAACCTACAAGAGCAATGGCGCTCAAGTTCTGACCGACATGCTCGAAAAACAGGCTGCGGCGGGAGCCGACTCGTTTAGTGGAGAGATTTCTGATTTAGCTTCGATTAGGTTTGAAGTGCCAGAGGGTTCAGAGACAAACACTATTGAGCAAGGAAAGAATTTACTTGAGCATTACATTAACAGTATTGAGAATTTAAGCGATACCGAAAGAAAAAGCGCTAAAGCTAACATTAACGAGAATGCCGCTAAAGCGTATCTTAGCAATTTATTTTCTATCGACGCTATAAAGCTTAGTGATGCACAGATTCCAACTGCTCAAGCCATTCTTAGCGGCGGCAATGAAAGAGGCAATGGCGAAACGGAATTATCCGATGCTCAGTTTGGTTTCCTTAAAAGGGCTAGGGATTACGCTGAAAAAGGA